GAGACCCGCAAGATCACCAAAAAGAAGGGCGTCGACGTGGTGTTCGAGCATGTCGGCGCCGATACCTTTAACGGCTCGCTGCTGACGCTGAAACGCGGAGGCCGGCTGGTGACCTGCGGTTCGACATCCGGCCCGACGACGACAATCAATCTGATGCAGCTTTTCCAGCAGCAATATCGTATCTTCGGATCGTTCGGCGCCACCATCCGGAATGTCGCCGAGAGCCTCGACAAGATGGCGGACGGCATGCTTCCGGTGATCGATACCGAAGTGCCGATCGACGATGTCGCGGCCGCGCTCAAACGCATGGAAAGCCGGCAGGTGTTTGGCAAAATCATCGTGTATTTCTGATGCGCCGGCTCTTGCTTCGCACCAGGGCCCGCATTCGCGACGCGACCAAGCCGCTCGGTGAAGCCGCCGTCGGCGCCGTGACGATCGGACTGCTGCGCACCACCCGTTATTTCGATCCGATCAAGACCGCTAACCTGTTCGGCCGGATCACCCGCTTCATCGGCCCGATGACGCGTGAGCAAAGGATTGCCCGCGCCAATCTGGCCGCCGCCTTCCCGGAAAAATCACCCGAGGAGATCGAGACCATTCTCAAAGGCGTCTGGGATGAAATAGTCGGCATTGTCAAGATCGCGTGGAGCATCGTTTCCGGCGTAATCAAGATTGGCCTCGATCTCATGAGCGGCAACTGGAAAGGCGCATGGAATGACCTCAAGGATATGCTCGGCGGCGTGTGGGACGGCATCAAGAATGTGATCTCCGGCGGCCTAGAGATCATCAACGGCATCTTTGGCGGACTGCCAGGCAAAGCACTCGCATGGGGGCAGGCGCTCATCCAGGGCTTTATTAATGGCATTGAAAGTATGATCGGCAATATCACTGGCGCGATCGGCAATATTGCGCAAATTGTGGCCGATCACATGCCGCATAGCCCGGCCAAGCGCGGACCGCTCAGCAAGCTCAATGCGTTTGGCAGCGGCTTAGTCAAGACATTTGCCGCGGATATCACCGCTCATTCGCCGATTGCGCACAAAGCCGCAGAGGAGATGATGAGCGGTATTGAGCAAAAGCTCAAAGCCTACCCAAAGGAGATTGCGACGGCACATCTCGAAGGCAATAAGACGCTGGAGCAATCGTTGCTCGCGCAAAAGCAGATGTATGCCACGATCTTCAAGGATTATAAGGACGAACTCCTTGTGCATAACATTGGCTTTAGCGCAAGCGCGAAGAATGCAGCAGACCCGATTCTCTTCGGCCAGGCGGCGCACAAAGCAGGTACAGCTGCGCACACGACTGCCGGGGCCAGTGCAGCATCGCTGACTGCCAAGCTGTTGCAAGAGATCGCCACCAACACGCTCAAGATTGTGACCACGATCACGAATCCAGCGGGCGGCGGCGCGATGTCAAGCTTCACCGGTGGGCAGAACCGCTATCAATTCCCACAACTGGGCGTGGGCAATGTGAGCGTGCAGGTGAACACGCCATCGATCTATCTTGACGGACGTACGCTGGCAAATGGCCTCATGCCGTATATCGCAGACGCCATTCGGTATAGCACCGGCTCGCACTTATAAGGAGGACACATGGCTGGAAAATCGCAGTACTTAGAGAACCAGGCGCTCAACTGGCTGAAAGGGACGACCTTTGTGGCCGCGCCTGCCACGGTGTACGTGGCCTTGTTTACGACGGCGCCGAGCGACGACGCCGGCACCAGTGCAGTCGAGGTCAGTGGTGGCAGCTATGCCCGCATCGGCATCACGACCTCAACAGGTTTCTCGTCGATCAGCGGGGCACCGTCAGCGCCTGCACAGATCTCGAACAGCGGCGTGGTCACCTTTGTGACGCCAACAGGCAGTTGGGGCACCGTGGTTGCGATTGGCATTTACGATGCAGTCTCAGCAGGCAATTTGCTCTATTGGAATACGGTGACCAGCCAGGCGATCGGATCAGGCGTGGTGGCCAGCTTTGCAATTGGTGCGCTCATCGCAACTGAGGATTAATGATGCTACGCCATCTCTGGATGCTCATCGTCATCCGACACCCAACAGAAAACCGCACTCTTACAACTACTGTCATATACCGCGTCATACTTCGGCGATTTCAGGTCGCGGTAGGGGTCGTAGTACTCTATTGGCGCATCCTCTGCACTCATAAAAGTCTGAAGGACACAATTAATACACCAGCCATAGGGGCCGTTGTAAGGCGTTTCCAGCGATGGAGTAGCAGCATGTGCGCATTTTGCACAGAAAGCAGCAGGCTCGCAGATCGTCACGCCTTCGCGAAGGAAGTGCCACAACTTTGGCTCTGTCTTCAAAGCCTCTTGCAGTATTGGCGATTGTGTTTTGAGTTGCGCGATTGCTTGTGGTGTCATGTTCCTTATACTACCACGATGCAAAGAGCGGTGCCAGCATGAGCACAGCGTTAACTGTCTACGATGCCAATGCTGCCAGCGCAACAATCAGCACGTCGAACCAGCTCTATCACGCGAGCGCGGGTGCACCGGCCACGGCGCAACCTACCACAACGATCGGGACCGCGACGGGATACGGCGAAATATGTTCGCAAGGCGCTGCGTCCGGTTGGGCGGCTGGTGGTGCAATCGGGGCACAGACAGGCAAGGGTTGGTTCTTAGACGATACGACGCTCGACGCTCAAGATTTACTCTTAGGCGCGTTCTCAGGAGTCACACGTTGGGTTGCCATGCAAGGCGCATCACAGGCGGGCACCTTGGTTGGTGATGTGATTGTCCGCGTGAGCCGGTATCATCCTGGCACGACCACATACACCACGATGATCACCATGACGCTCACAGCACAGACGATTAATAGCACGATCACCAACTATAGCGTCTCTGGCTCGGCAGGATCGACGCTCTCGTTTGCCACCGGCGACAAGCTCTATATCGATCGATGGTTCAACTGTACGACCAACGCCAACGCCAATGCCACGCAGGGGATAAGGATCAATCGGCAGAGTACTGACACGGCAACGAAGGTTGGCGACGCGACTGCTGAAGTCATCACCAATGGTTTCCAGGCCACGTCAGGCGGCGTTGCACTCGCGCTCACCGCACACGGCGTCGGTACACTCGCCGGGACGCTCAGCCTCAAAACAGCGCTTACCCTCACTACGCATGGCATCGGCACGCTCAATGGCACGCTCTTGCCACCAGGGGTGCACCTCTCCGCAACCATGGCAGGCGCGGGCACACTCAGAGGGACCATCAGTGTCCCTGGCATACCCGCGCACTCCTCGCCAACCTACAGCATGCAGATCGGTGGGCAACCCTACACTATCCTGCCCGGCACCTTAAACGTCCAGAATACGATTGGCAGGCGCGGGCAGGCATCTTTTATGATGCGCACCACGACGGCGACGCACTTTCAACAATATATGCCCGTGACGATCTATGACGCCACGAATACGCTGGCGTTCTCAGGCTACATCACGACGCCCAAAGAACAAAAGCCCGGCTTTCAAAACAGTCTGCTGCACACCATTACCTGCGTCGATCAGCATTACCTTGCCGACAAACGTCGCGTCGCTGCCACCTATACCAACAAGACCTGCGGCTTTATTGCCCAGGATATCGTGAGAACCATCTTGAGCCAGGAAGGCGTGAGCGTCGGGCAAATCTACGATGGTATCACGCCGTCCGATACGCTTTATCCGTCCGATACGCTCTATCCCGGCGGCAACGTTGGCCTCATCCCGAGCGCAACCTTTGTCTATTGCAAAGTCAGTGAAGCGCTAGACGCCCTGGTCAAGGCGGCGTCGGCCTCGGGCGTGCCCTACTATTGGCAGATTGACCAGTATAAGCAGCTCTGGTTTGTGCCGTATACGACGGTGGTCAACTCCACTATCGTCGATGGCACGAAGATTGACCAGGTACTCAATCCGCCATTCGTGCAACGCGCCAATCCAACATACAGGAATAGCCAGTATATCTTAGGCGGCGTGGCTCAGACGGTCTCACAAACAGAAGTGCGCAAAGGCGACGGGAATACACAAAGTTGGGCTATGGGCTATGCCTTGAACGCCACGCCAACAATCACGGTCAATGGGGCAGGGCAAACCGTGGGCATCAAGGGGGCATCCGCACAATTCTATTGGGCGCAAGGCGATAACATCGTGACGCAGGATAGTGCACAGACGAAGCTGATCTCGACGGACACGCTGCAGGTCGTCTATGTTGGGCAATATCCGAGCGTCATTGCGTCCCAAAGTGCGGCCCAGATTGCGTATCA